TTGCGCAAAGTGTTTATTAAAAAAATTAAGAATACCACTATGGATAACGATAAAAAAAATAAATTTATAACTGCGATGGTATTTTTGGCAGAAGATACAAACGGATTGGTTATCCACTTAAATGGCTTTGATAACGAAAGACACGCTAACAGTTTCGTAAAGGATTTAATGAAAAATTCGGGGATAGAATATAATTCAATATTGGATATGGCTGACTTACCCACATTACATTAATGCACATAGAAATACCATATACACCGAGACCGCTGCAAGCGATGCTACACAATGAATTGGATAAACATAGATTTGCAGTTCTAAATTGTCATAGACGATTTGGAAAAAGTATTCTTATCATCATGCACCTTATAAAGAAGGCGCTGACAAATGAAAAAAAGAACCCGAGATATTATTTGATTGGACCAACATTCGTTTCAATCAAAAGGGTTTGTTGGGATTATTTAAAACAATACGCTGGATGTATTCCAGGTACTACGTTTAATGAAACTGAGCTGCGTTGTGATTTGCCAAATGGTGCTAGAATAACTTTACTATCTAGTGAAGATCCAGATAAAATTAGAGGGATCTACGCAGATGGAGTTTGCATAGATGAGTGCAGCCAAATGAACCCAGTTCTTTGGAACGAAATTTTGAGACCCGCTCTATCTGACAGAAAGGGTTTTGCATATTTTATTTCCACTCCACAGGGGATGAGTAATATTTTCTATGATCTATACCAACACGCTTTGGGAGATCCACAATGGCTAGCCTATACAGCAAAAGCCAGCCAGACAAATATTATCGACCAAGAAGAGTTAGACGCTGCTAAAACGCAGATGGGAGATACGAAGTATAAGCAAGAATTTGAGTGCGATTGGATAGCGAACATCGAGGGATCCATATATGGGGATATAATTAAAAAGCTCGAGGAAGATAAACAGATTACTAGAGTTTCTTATGATCCAGCTCTTGAAGTACATACCGCATGGGATCTGGGGGTCGATGACCAAACTGTAATAATTTTTTTTCAATTATTAGGAAACCAAATATTGATTATTGATTATTACGAAAACAATCGAGAAGGCTTGCCGCATTATGTTCAAGTCGTAAAGAATAAAGATTATGTTTATGGCGAACACTATGCGCCATGGGATTTAGAAATTACAGAATTCTCATCTGGTAAGACCAGGAAAGAGGTTGCTTACCAATTAGGAATTAGGTTTAGAGTTTTACCTAAGTTAAATTTAGAAGAAGGTATACACAGTTTAAAAATGCTTTTACCTAAATGCTGGTTCGATACAGATCAAGCCAAGCCGCTGGTAGATGCGCTTAGACAGTACCATCGAAAATATAACGAAAAAATGAAAATGTTTGGAACTAAACCAGTTAGAGATTGGTCAAGTCATGCGTGCGATGCTGCAAGATATATGGCTATGTCTATAACTGATTTACCAAGAAAAAAAATTGCAGCTCAACAAACTGCAGTAAACGATTACACAATACACGGAGATTAATTATGGGATCAATATTTAAACCAAAGATGCCAGCTATGCCTGCAATACCAGCTCCAGAACCTTTACCAGAACCACCAAGTTTTGAAGATGAGGAAAGAGCTGCTGAAGTTGCTGAGAAAAGAAGAAAAGTTTTGCAAAATAGAAAAGGCAGAAGATCAACAATATTAACAGGAGCTGACGGATTAGAAGATGACGACAGCACCATTAAAAAGAAAACATTACTAGGAGACTAATATGGGTGGAGCAGCAGGAACAGGCGGATCAGATAAATCAGACGAAAAAAAAGTTGATACTTACGCAGATCAATTAAAAAAAGAACAAGCAAGAAAATCTAAAACTAAAAAAGATAAGTTTGGTTATACAGTTAAAAAAAATGCTGTTGAAAATTTTATAGACAATGATCCAAGAACACAAGCTGTCAAAAATGTTTCTGATAAATTAAATTTAAATAGAAGAATGAAGTTTGCTAATAAAAATAATATTAACTTACAAGGTTTAAGTACCGAAGAAATTTTATCAAAAGATTTTAAATCTAAGTTAGATGAAAAAGGTTATACAAGAGAAGTACCTACTGGTAATAATAATGGTGGTAATGATAATAATAAAACTATTCTATCAACAGCTCCAGTAAGAAATGTTGCTGCAGAAGCTCCAACTACTATGGAAGTATCACAAGCTCAATCTACCAATAACACAGAATATTCATCAAGTGAGAAAAAAATTCAAACAAATAAAAAAGGTAGAAAAGATAACCTACTTACATCCGCACAAGGATTAGGAAAAAATAATCTAATAATTAAGAAGAATAAATTAGGAGCAGCTTAATATGGCTATCAATCAAAAAGCAAAAGAAGTTATTGAAAAATACGAAACATTAAAGGCTCAAAGATCTACCTGGGAAGATCATTGGCAAGATATAGCTGATTATTTCCTACCGAGAAAATCAAACATCACAGTAAGGCGTACGAAAGGCGATAAGAGGCATGACCAACTTTATGATGGAACTGCCACGCACGCGCTTGAATTGCTCTCAGCGAGTCTAAATGGGATGCTAACCAATACAATTTCGCCTTGGTTCGTTCTTAAATTCAGAAATGAAGCGGTCAACCAGGATGACGAGGCTACTGAATGGTTAGAAAGCAGCGCAAAAATTATGCAGCAAGTATTTGCTAGATCTAACTTTCAGCAAGAAGTGTTCGAAATGTACCATGAATTATTAGCATTTGGTACTTCTGCTATGTTTATTACAGATGATGTTAAGGATGATTTAAGATTTAAGACTATTCATATTTCAGAGATCTTTATTACAGAGAATGAAAAAGGCATGGTTGATTGCCTGGTTAGAAAGTTTCATCTTAAAAATAAGAATATACCTTCAATGTACCCAGATGCGGTATTACCTAGAGCTTTAGAACAAGCAATACAGAATAAACCATACGATGATTGCGTTATTATTCATTCAGTACATCCATCCGATAATCCAATGGGTTATGAAAATAAAGATAATATGGATTTTATTTCTTGCCATGTTCATCCAGAAACAGGAACTATTCTTAGAGAAAGTGGATTTAAAGAGTTTCCGTACGTTGTACCACGTTATTTAAAATCTTCATCAAACGAAATTTACGGAAGATCTCCAGCCATGAACGCGCTGCCTGATACGAAGATGTTGAATACAATGTGTAAGACTACAATAAAAGCTGCACAAAAACAAATCGACCCACCTTTAATGGTTCCCGATGATGGTTTTATTTTACCAATTAGAACTGTACCAGGTGGATTAAACTTCTATAGATCTGGAACCAGGGAAAGAATTGAACCATTAAATATTGGATCCAATAATCCTTTAGGTATTCAAATGGAAGAACAAAGAAGAAAAGCAATTAGAGAAAACTTCTTTGTAGATCAGTTGATGACAGTACAGGGTCAAAACATGACCGCTACTGAGGTTATGCAAAGAACTGAAGAGAAGATGAGATTACTTGGTCCAGTATTAGGTAGATTGCAATCTGAGTTCTTGCAGCCATTAATAACTAGAGCTTTTAATTTATTATTAAAAAATAATAAACTTCCGCCAATACCAGAAATGTTAGGCGAACAAGATATTGAAATCGAATATGTATCTCCATTAGCTAAAGCACAAAAAAGCCAAGAGCTATCTTCTGTGATGCGTGGAATAGAAATATTTGGATCTCTACAAAATGTAGCTCCAGTTTTTGATTATGTAGATATTGATGGTTTAGTAAATCACATTAAAGATGTTTTAGGTTTACCAGCTAAGATGATGAAATCAAAAGCACAAGTACAAGAACAACAACAACAAAAACAACAAATGGAAATAGAACAACAACAATTACAACAAGCTCAACAAGTTGCCGAGGCTGCTGGTCAAATAGCTCCAGCGCTAAAGGCGGTTGAATAATGACAGAGAAAGATCTCAAACAATTACAAGTAGACTATCAAACAGTTTTTAAATCAGAAGCAGGCGAACGTGTGTTAGATGATTTGAAAAAAAGATGCAGCTTTCTTACGACTACGCATATTAAAGGCGATAGCCATGAGAGTGCATTTTTAGAAGGAACAAGATCCGTGGTCTTGTTTATTAATAATATGCTCAATAAAAAGGAGAAATAATGAGTGATAATCAAGAGGTAGCAGCACCAGTTGAAAATACTAACTCGGTACTGTCTGGAGACCCTGTAGAAACAACTCCAACAGAAACAAACATAGATTGGAAAGCAAGTCTTTCTGATGATTTAAAAGCCGACAAATCTTTAGAAAATATAAAAGATATTGAAAGCCTGGCGAAAAGTTATGTTCATGCACAAAAAATGGTAGGAGGAGATAAGATCCCTGTACCTAATAAATTTGCAACTGAAGATGATTGGAAAGCTGTTTACGAAAAATTAGGCAGACCAGAAACTCCAGATGGATATAAATATGAATTAGGAGAAGATGCTAAGATTAATGAAGAAGCATTAAAAGTATTTTCTGACCAAGCACACAAACTTGGTTTACTTCCTACTCAAGCTGAAGGTGTCGTTAAATTTTATAATGATATGGTGGCTCAAGATGAGAATAGTGCTGAAACAACGGCAGTAGCTGCAAGAGAACAAGCTCAAACTGATCTTAAAAAAGAATGGGGTGGAGCTTATGACCACAATCTTACAAGAGCTGCAAGTGTTGCAAAGCAAGTAGTTGATGCTGATTTTTTAAATATACATTTAGAAGATGGATCTAAACTTGGAGATCATCCAATGATGATTAAAGCATTTGCTACGTTAGCTGATAAGATGGGAGAAGATAATATTGTTCAAGCATCTGGACCAGCTTATATGTCACCAAATCAAATTGAAAAGCAAATTGGAGAACTAACACAATCGGGTTCTGCGTATTGGGATAAAAATCATCCTAATCATCAAATTGCTGTAGAAGAGGTTTTGGCTTTACGAGAACAAAAGAATAACGTATAGCTAAAAAATTATTAGGATAATCGAAAGACCCTAGTTGACACCAGGAAAGCCTGGGATCCAGAAGATCTAAAATTGAGGAGCGACCCGTAAGGATAATCATCCGATTATATTAACAATCACAAACCGAGAAGGAGACAAATATGTCTACTCAAATAACAACTTCTTTCGTTGAACAATATAGCTCTAACGTACAGATGCTATCTCAACAAATGGGAAGTAAATTAAGAGGTGCTGTGGATGTGGAAACTATTAGAGGAAAAAATGCTTTCTTCGATCAAATCGGAGCAACAGCAGCAGTAGCGAGAACTACTCGACACGGAGATACTCCTCAAGTAAATACCCCACACAGTAGAAGAAGAGTTAGCCTTTCAGATTTCGAATGGGCTGATTTAATCGATGACTTAGATAAAGTAAGAATGTTGGTAGACCCAACTTCTAACTACGCAAAAGCTGCGGCAGCTGCTATGAACAGAACGATTGACGATCAAATCATTTCTGCTTTAGGTGGATCTGCTGATACAGGCGTAGCTGGAGGAACTGCGGTTGCATTACCTGCATCTTCTAAGTTCTCAACTGCACAACAAACTGATGGTTTAACTATTGCTAAACTTTTAGAAACTAAATATTTCTTTGATAATGGCGATATAGACCCATCTTTAAAAAGATACTTTGTGTGTGGTCCGAAACAAATCCAAGATCTATTAGCTACAACTGAAGTTAAATCATCTGATTTCAACACAGTTAAAGCTCTAGCTCAAGGCGATATTAATTCGTTCTTAGGATTTGAGTTCATCATGTCAACTAGATTAAGCAATGACGCTACAAACACAGACGATAGATTGTGTTTTGGTTTCACTCAAGATGCAATCAAATTAGCTATTGGTTCTGAGCCAAAAGCTAAGATTACTGAAAGAGATGATAAATCTTACGCGACGCAGGTTTACTATTCAATGGCATTAGGTGCTACTAGGATGCAAGAAGAACATGTATTCCAAGTACCTTGTGACGAGTAATAGTCATTAGAAATTTTAGGCGGGGGAAGCGAGAGTGGATCCCGCCTAGAGTGCATGAAGAAGATCGATAAACCAAAACTTGTTACTCACTTAAAAAGCGGCAACTATATTTATAGATATGTTTTAGTAGATCGATTTAAACACGACAGCAAAAATCATTATGGTTTTGATGTTAAGGAAGAAAAAACCGAAAAAGAAATATTTGCTTTAGTTACACCAAGAAAATTAAGACGAAAGTATATTATTAAAGATGGTAAAAAAAATTCATCAGAATAGTAAAGGCGGATTAAGCGAAAGAGGTAGACAGTTCTTTAACAAAAGAGATGGATCTAATTTAAAAAGACCAGTTAGCTCTGGCACAAACCCAAGACGTATATCTTTTGCAGCGCGCTTTGCAGGAATGTCTGGGTCAATGAAAGATAAAAACGGCAAACCAACAAGATTAGCATTAGCATTAAAAGCATGGGGATTTGGTTCAAAAGAAGCTGCTGCTAGTTTTGCAAAAAATAATAAAAAAGCATAGGAGTAAAAATGTCATACGGAAGTAAAAATAGTTTGGTTAAAAATATGAACAACAGAAAAAAAAAGGGGATCAGCCGATCTAAAAAAAATTCAACAATTTCTAAAAAGTCTTACACGGCTTTACAAAAAGGATGGAAATAATCAATGGCTAGTGTCGTTCAAATGTGTAACTCTGCATTAAATCAGCTGGGAGCTGCGAGTATAACTTCTCTTACTGATAATTCTAAAAATGCAAGATTATGCAACGAAAGATATGAAACTATTAGAGATGCAGTATTTAGATCTCATCCATGGAACTCTTTAATAAAAAGACAACAGTTAGCACAAGACACAGCTACACCAGCCTGGGGTTTTAAATACCAGTTCACTTTACCTTCAGATAGTTTGAGAGTTTTAGCAATCGATGCTTACAATTCTGATTACAAAGTAGAAGGTAGAAAAATACTATCTAATGAAAGTACAATTAAATTAATTTATGTTTCAACAATAACAGATCCAAACGAAATGGATGTTTTATTAAGAGAAACTATTTCAGCAGCTTTAGCAGCAGATCTTGCTTATTCAATTACAGCAAACTTACAAGTATCTGGATTGATGGCAGAAAAATATCAAGCTAAACTTTCTGAAGCAAGACACTCTGATGCGAGCGAAGGTTACAATACAGATCCTCGTAATGGAAACACCGATCAAGTTATATCTGAAGATTTTATAAACAGTAGATACTAAATATGGGAAAACAACTATTAAGTATCCCTAGCTTTACGGCTGGGGAAATGTCATCTTCTATGCAGGGAAGAACTGACTTTCAGAAGTATTTTAATGCTGCAACGCGTATTGAAAACTTTGTAGTTTTACCTCATGGACCAGTAACTAGACGACCAGGTACTTATTTTACAGCTGAAGTTAAAACAAGCTCATTAAAAACAAGACTTATCCCATTTACATTTTCAACTGAA